GATTTAATACTGAATCAGGTTCAGATACTACGGGGGTAGTGTTAACAGGGTTTAGTTTAATAAACTGCCTCACTTCTGGAATGTCTTTACAATCTAGTTGGGGGGTAGAAATAAATGTAGATTTGTATGATTCTAAAATTTCTTTGACCGATGTTACAGGTTTTATTTCAATACGATCTATAACTAAAACAGAGAACTTATCTGATACTATCGCTGAATTTGTTAACTGCTCACTAACGTTTGTCAACAAAATTCCTGCGTGGGGCGGAGCAATCCTTGTTGATTCTAATACTAGATTGAATAGCTATGGTTTTATTCCAGCGTATACTGAAAGATATTTAATTTTAAGTGGGACAACGCCAGATACTGGCGTCGAGGTTTCTATACCTACCGGAATAATAGCCACTGCTTTAACTGACGCTTCAGTTATGGTTTCATTCGCCGATGGGAAATTTATCCCAATAGCTTTTTGGAACGGGAACAATGAATGTTATTATTTTATGGAAAAAATTGGTGGATATTGGTATCTCCATCTAGCAACTCCTAGTGGTGCAACGCTAACAAACTCTAAGGAGTATAAAGCTATTTTGAGATATATTTATTAACAAATTAGTAGAAATCAATAAGATAAAAAGTGTTACATTACCGCTCGACATTAAATATCAATGGGTGTTTAAAAAAGGCTTTTTAAAAGCCTTTTTTGTTGCTTATTTAAAAAAAATATATTATATTATTAAATAACTAATTAAAAGAAAGGTTCGCTATGTTCACCACTCTAAGAACAGATCTTGGTAAATACTTAATTATTGAACTCACCCAAGAAACACCCACTTCTTTAAAACTCGTTAAAGTATATGATTTTGACGTTTTTAATCAATCCTATAAAGAAACACTACTCGTAGAGCTTGAAGCGAAATTTGATATAGATAAAGAGGAATTAAAGCTATTATATCAAACTTTTGAAGAGGCTGATATTCAAATCAAAACGCTTGTCGATAAAAGAGTGAATTATCTTATTTCAAGAGAAGATGAAATAAAAGCTTTTATAAAAAGTTTAAAAACTGAGTTAAATGGAGTAAAGAAAGAACAGGTGGCTTTATGCAAAAAAAGAAAAAATTCTTAAATTACAAAAAATATGATAGTAAGATATACTTCGTATGCCACCTTGAAAGTGAGTTTGTAAAAACAATTATTAAAAATCACGCTACTTTCAATCTAACGATTAACAAAGATTTTTCCGATAGACTTAAACTTAACGGTGTTTGTTTACTTGGGAAAATTAAAATAGCAAAAAAGAAATTTGCTAAAGTTTATATTGACAATAATCAACCGTTAAACGGCGTAATGATGGCTAGAGTGGGAAAACAGACTATCTACTCACCTTACTTAAATATTCAAACTCAAAAAGCGACAAGTTACGGTACACAATATAGTTTATAATTATATTGCTTTTTATTAAAAATGTTTGTATATTATTAACAAATTAACAAAGGAGAAAAAATGGAAAATCGAATTACATTCCTTGAGACGGAAATCAAAAAACACCAAGAACTATACTATTCAGGTAAAGCTGAAATAAGCGATTCAGAATTTGACAAGTTGTGGGAAGAACTAGAGTTCCTAGATCCAAACAACGCTATTTTGGATACACCGTCTAATGTAGATGTTGACGGTTCTGATTCCGACTCAGATATCGTGGTTAGAAAAAAGCCTATGCTTTCACTTGAAAAAACTAAAGAAATACCTAAATTAAAAGAATGGGCAGACGGCAAAGAGCTTTTCTGCACATTTAAATTAGATGGTTGTAGTTGCGAACTTGATTTCAGTGGTGATGGTTCTTTTGTGGCTTCTACACGTGGTGATGGTTATGAAGGTAAAAATATAACTCAGAAAATGCTACTTGTTCAGAATATTCCAGAAGTAATGAAGAGTTGTGTTGTACGTGGTGAAGTAGTGGTACATAAAGAAGCTTTCCCTTTGTTGTTAAAAGAAATGGAGCTTCTAAAGCTTGATAAACCTAAAAGTTTAAGAAATATTGTTGCCGGTTTACTTGGACGTAAAGATAACATAGAGCTTTGTAAATATCTCGACTTTGTGGCGTATGATCTTTCTGAAACATTCACTTCGGAGTCTGATAAGTTTGCTGAGTTAATCAAAATGCAATTCTGTGTTCCAAACTACGAACTTATCCCCGCTGTAGGTACAGGTATAAATGAGGCTGTTAAATCATATGAAGAAAATTTAGCTGACTATCCTTACCTAACTGATGGTTTAGTGTTTGCTTATAATAAAACTATTTTACACGTGGGTATGACAGGTCACCACCCTAAGTATAAAATGGCTTTTAAGTTGAAATCGCAAACAGCCCAAACTGTTGTTAAAAATGTTGAGTTTGATATTGGGCGTACAGGTAAGTTAACATTAGTGGCTAATATTGAGCCGGTAGAGTTAGCCTCTTCAACACTTCGTCGTGTAACACTTCACAATTACGCATACGCCATCAAACATTCTGTATGGGAAGGTTCTGTTATAGAAGTAACACGCTCTAACGAAGTAATACCTAAGCATGTAATGACTGTTAGTTCGAAACTGAATCCAATAGAAATTTCTCTACTTATACCGGAAAATTGCCCTATTTGCGGTTGTATGTTAGCGTCAAGTGGAACCGGTGTTGATTTAATATGCGAAAACATTAACTGTAAGGCTCGTAAGATCCAAACTATTTTATATCAATTGAAAACACTGGGTGTTAAAAACATTAGCGATAAGACAGTTGCTAAATTGTATGACGCTTTAGGCTGGCAGGATATTTACGCATTCATTAAAATGGATGGCGTTTCTAGGGTGCTAAGTTTGGAAGGGTTTAAAGAAAAATCTGTTCAAAACATGATTGCTGATTTAGCGGTGGTTAAAAAAATTGATGTAGCTACTTTAATTCAATCTGCGGCTTTCAGTAATGTAGGCAAATCGGTTTCAAAAGATGTTTCTAAAACTATATCAAACGAAAAAGATTTAATGAACATCACAAAAGAACAGCTTCTTTCTATTGATGGTATTGGTGATGAAATATCTAACTCTTTCGACAATAAAGCGTTGATTGCACACTATGAAGCTTTAAAAGCTGTTGGTGTTGAAATAATTTTCGGAGAAAAAGTTGTTGATATTAAAGAAAATATTTTAAAAGGCGCTAAATTTATCATCTCTGGAAAGTGTACTAGAAAAAAGGATGATATCTATAGTACTATTTTACTATATGGTGGAGAACAAGTTTCAACTGTCAGTAAGTGTGATTATCTTATTACAAACGAAACTGGCACTGGTAAGTGTAAAGATGCGGCTAAGTTAGGTAAAAAAGTTATCAGTGAAGAAGAATTTTTTAAAATAATAGGATAAAAAGTGACTTACACTATTTTAATATTAGTAAGTTGTATTGTGCTAGCGGTAATTTCTGCCGCTAGCATGATACAAAAGAAAATTAACAGAACAAATGTTTTTATACTCAATTTCTTTTATTTATCGTGTGAGTTTTCGTATCTTACAAACGTTGACGGTTTATATCTTTTCCAAAGAAAGTTAGAACCTTTGTGGAAGCTTTATTTAAAAGAATTAGATATTACAAGTTATCTAGAACCGTGTGAAATTACCTTATTAAGTTCTGTTGTTTCTTTAGATAAAAAAGACTTTAGTCGGTTTACACCAGAGTATACTAATTTAATTATGAGAAAAGCTATTCAAATAGCTAGTGAATCAAGGAGTTGTTTATGAAAGAAGTAGATTTGAACGAAAGGTTCCGAATATTTTACACTAAAATGCTTGAGGAATTGGAGGCTACGATAGATCTATATTTTATAGATAAGGATATAACACCAATTAAAGACAATTTAGAAATAACAAAAATAGACGGAGACGGTAAAAAAAATTACGGTGGGCTGAGTGTTTATTACGATAAGGAGTTTATTGTGGAAGCAAAAATATTTCTTAAAAAAGATAAAGACGGTAAAAGGTTACAATTTGAAATAATTCCACACTATCAATTTAAAGGATTCAAATAATATCTTTTTCTTTGATAAGGATATCATTGATAACATAACAATTTGTTTTTAAAAACGACTGTAATTTTAAAACAAAAACCTGGAAATTTTGAAACCTCGAAGATTTCACTAAAATGTATTCCTCGAGGTTTTTTTCACACAACTGAAACATTACCTCTAAATCTTTAACCTTAGCTAAGTTGTAAAACTCCTCTAAGGTTATTTTATTAAAATAAAATCCATATTTATACACACTACACTCCTTATCTTATAAATATAAAGCTCGGTCGGCCTTTAACCAACATTTGTACTTATATACAAGTTTTATCAATTAAACTACAAGCTTCAGTAAACCCGATAGTTTGCAATCTATCACTCCAGCGGGTTGACCGCCTATCGCAACTCCCTATCAAGATAATTAAACCTCTTAAGGGTTTACGTAAATATTTATAATTAAAAAAGCCTCTTAATTAAGAGGCTTTTTTAGTTCTGACTTATTTTAACAACTTTCGTTTAAAACGGTCGCTTGCGCTTGAGCTTGAGATTTAAACACTTCTTCGCTATCTTTAGCCAACGCTTCTCTTTCCGCCACTACGAAACCCCATTGACGAATCAACATTTTTTGCATTTCATCGTAAGAGAAGTATAAATCTTTCCCTTTTTTCATTTTAGTGATCCTACTTTTTGGTATCCCTAAAACTTCTTCGTAATAGTTATACATTTCAACATCTTGCTTTTGCAACTCTTGTTTATAGAAGTTATCAAAAGAGTCATAATCTTTTTCCGAACGAACATTTGAAAAGAACGTTCCTTCGTGTGCCATTCCATAAGCTGATTTTAGAAGATATTTGTCTGCGGGATTTGCTTTAAAGAAGATGTCAAACGCAGCTGAACACAGTGGGCCTGCACCAACTAATGTTATTAAGAAACCTCCCGGATTAGTGTTTAGATAATCTACAAGTACGTCAGCGGCTGATACATAACCTCCGTCACTAGAGAAGTAGATTGTTCTTTCGTAAAAAAAGGGGCCTTTCCCGTCGCCACTACCATAATCTGTTGGTTGTTCTGTTTCTGGAATGGTTTCAATCTCGTTAAACAACAACGCTATTGTTTCATGGTTTATTTCTTTGTCGAACACAATTGTTTTCAAGTTTCCTCCTTTATAGTAATTATTAGTTATTAAATAATATACAAATAATTATAAAAAAAAGCAACATAAATTATAAATAAAATTAAAAAGAGGTATCCGCTTGAAATTCATATCGAAATATTTGTCAAATAAATTTGAAGTGCTGACTCCAGCGGGGTTTAAAAGTTTTTGTGGTGTTGGCAAGACAGTGAAATATAAAGTTTATAAGATTTACACTTCACGTAACATTTTATCTTGCGCTGATGATCATTTAGTGATAACAAATAAAGGCGCTGTTTACTGTAAGGATTTAAAAATAGATGATTTAGTTAAAACAAAAAACGGTTTTGAAAAAGTTGTTTCTATTAAAATATCTGATAGTTATGAAAACATGTATGATTTACTTGATGTGAAAGATAATATATACTATACTAACGGAATAGCTAGTCATAACTCAACAATTTACGAAGTGGCGGTTGTACACTATATTATATTTAACCCTCAAAAAAATGTTGCTATATTAGCTGATAAAAAACCAACCGCTAAAAAAATATTTAATGGTATCCGTAGAGCTTATGAGAATTTACCTATGTGGCTTCAACAAGGAGCCGTTAAGTTTAACGAAGATTTAATAGTATTAGAAAATGGAAGTAGTTGCGCTTGTTATGGTACGTCAGCGAGTTCTATTCGTGGAGATGCTGTAAACTGGTTAATAGTAGACGAATGTTTAAGTGGTGATTCTATTATAACAGTTAAAGACGAGGAAACAGGTGAAGTGAAACAAATTAGTTTAAAACAATTACACGAGGAATAAAATGAATTTCAAAACTTATTTCAACTTATTAGTTGAAGCTACTAGAGAGGATATTAAAAAATTTTATCCTAAAATTAGTGATGAAGACTATAATAAAATTTTAGATAGTGACCCTACTGGTACTAAAAATAAAGTAGGGAACCTAAGTCGATTAGTGTTAGATCTTTATAAAAAAGATCAAGGAAATTTTTTGGTCGACGATTCTACCTTTCTCCACGATATTTACACAGCTGTGGACAATGTGCAAAGAAAGAAAAACAATTTAACTGGCACAGAGTTTGAAAAATATAAAAATCTAAATCTTATTCCAAGTGTAGTAATCTTATTGAGGGTAGATCATTATATAGAAGCTAACTCTACTAAAAAAATTAAAATCAAAGCCAATGAGGGTGAAAACTACGATGTGTTTTTTGAAAATGATAAGTGGGAAGTTTTAATTCCTAACGACTATAAGACAAGTGTTAAAATTGGTAGAGAGTGTAATAACGCTAGGTGGTGTACAGCTAGTTCAGATGCTGAGTCCTATTATAGTGATTATACCAAAAGTGATTATTTGTATATTTTTAAAAATAAAAAAGACCCTAAAGAGTCCTACCAATACCATAGTCGTATCAAAAACTTTGATAGAGGTCCAGAGTTTAATGACGTATACAATAACCCTACCGAAATAGGTGGTTTCGAAAAGAAAGAACACTTAGAAAATGTTTTTAAAAAAATTCGTGAAAGTACTAATACTAGAGTGCAGGGTGAAATAGAAAACATTACCGTTAAAGATTTCGATGACAGCCGTTCAATAGTTGAACTTTTAAAGCTAAAAAAAGTTGAACCATCCCAAAAAGCTATTGATAATTTTAATAAGATTGCTATGTCTTTAAACGAGTTAAACGCATATTTTTTAAGGGTTGTATACCCCTGGTTAACAAAAGTATCTAAAAAATACCTTTTGTCTTTTATAGAAGGTGAAAAAATAGATGTCACCATAAGGAGTTCTAGTTACTCTGATTATGTACCGATTGATATAGAAGGTGTTGACGTTTTGTATTTTTATAAAGAACTCGATTGTGAAAGTTTAGCAAAGAAAACAGCTACTACTATTTGGAAGAAACTTAGGGGAGAACTTGAGAAATTTAGTGGGTATCAAAACCCAAGTGCTCAATATGGTATTGTACCTGGACTCTCTACTTTAAATTCACTAACAGCTCCAGGGAATAAAGATAGAGAAAATGTACTTTCTCACTTCGGAAAAATGTATCAAAAGTTAAATTCCTACGAAGAAACAAGAAGGATTAATACACTTGATGGAAAAGAAAAAGAAAAAGCTATAGAAAAGCACATAGAAGATCTCAAAAATGTTTTAAAAAATATTGAGAAGTTCGGTCAACAAGCTTATTAATAATATTAAGTTTGTGTTATTTAAACCCTATAAGTTAAATCTATAGGGTTTTTTTATTATATTTTAAATTAAATAAACAGGCAGCACGAGCAAGCTATAGCCATTATATTATACTTTTCATTTTGTCTCTCTAATATAAATTTATAATTTTGCAAAAATTTTTAATTTAAATGTTGCTATTTATATAAAAATAATGTAAATTATAATTATAAATTAAAAAACAAATAAAAGGAGAAAATTATGGCTATCTACTCTACAGAAGTCAACATCGGTCAAGAAAAGAAGTTCTTGACTATCATCAATCATGTGAAAGAAAAAGGCAAAGAAGTTTCCGGTATCCACTACATCCACATTTTAGACAGATCAGGTAGTATGAGTGGTTCGATAAGACCACTTATCGAAAATGTTAAAAAAACTGTTGATTTCATGCAAGACACTGATTACTTATCAATAGTTTGGTTCTCTTCTCATGACGAGTGTGGGGTACTTTTAAAAGGTGCAAAAAAAGATCTTAACACTAAAAAGTTGCTTGATACTATTGCTTCTACAATCGGATGTACCTGCTTTAGTACGCCTCTAAAAGAAACAGCTAAAATTATTGACGAACTATCCATTATCTGTTCCAACTACTCCGTAACATTATTTACAGATGGTTGCCCGGTTGTTCCGTGGTCTGAAGAAGAAGAGAAAAAGAGAATCTTCGAAGCTATCGATTTATTTAAGGATAAAATTATATCTTTAAATTGTATCGGTTACAATGATTACTACAACAAAGATTTGTTGGTGGAAATGGCTTCTAAATCTTACTTCGGAGAATTTGTCCACTCAAACAACATTGATGAATACTATTCGTTTTTTGAAAGTAATTACGACAAAATCAGAGAACTTGAGCACGGTAGAGTCGACATTTCAACGAGTGCCACATGCGATATTCTTTATCTTAACCGCAAGTTTTCAAAACTTTGCAAAGGTTCTTTTAGTTTAAACATGCTTGATAAAGAAAAAAATCAGTTTGTGATGATTTCTGACGCACCGATTGTTTTCCGTTATAATGACGTCGATTACAGATCCGAAAACTTTGAAAAAGAAAAAGTCGACAAAAGAACGGTTGCGAATATTCTTTACGCTTACGCTTATGAACTTTACTATCGTAATGCACGTAAAAAAGCAATCGATATTTTACTTTACAGTTTAAAAGATAAGTATTTAGTAGATGAACAAATGTCCGCTTATACTAATAGTGAAGTGGCCACTTATCTTAAAAAACTTAAAGCGTCTGTTTTCAACAACACAAAGCGCATGATCAAAGGTGAAGCGCCCGACAACTATTTGCCAGCTGACAATGAATATTGTATTATGGATTTGTTTAAAGATTTGGCAAAAGTCGGAGCTCGTTACATCCCGGTAAAAGATTACCATCGAGTTGGGATCAAACGAGAAGAAACCTTTAATGTGTTTAAAAAAGGTGATTCTCTTACAAGTGCATCTTTTGAAAGTCTTGTTTTTAACGAAGAGATGTTAAATGTCTCAATCCGTTATTCTATTTTCGGTGATGTCTCTTTGAATCCGAAATCAGCAGAGCGTGTAGGTTTAGACAAAACTATTCCGGCAACAATGTTTAAAAACCACACTTTTATTAAAGATGGATCTTTAAACATATCAAAGTTCTCTATTTTAATATCCGGTGAGGCTTTGGTAGAAGTTCTAAAAAAGACAAATAAATTAATGTTTAAAATCGATGATGTTTTAGCTGAATATGAAGTTGCCAACGAAGAATCCGGTGAGATTATGAAATATAGTAAATATGAAGTAGATATTTCTATGATGCCTGTTATCAACGCGCAATACGCTAAAGAAGGCACTTTGCAAAATATTATCAGCACTGTTAATACTATTGAGAAACATAAAGCCATTCAAAAAACAATAAACTATTATATCAATAAGTTAAAGCAAGATTTTTCAATCGCCGAAAAAGAAAAAGAGTTTAAAAACTATACTCTTGAACAAATCGAAGTTTTAAAAGAACACGGTTTAGACAAAAACTTGTGGTATAACGGTGTGGCTAAAGAAGCTGTTGAGAAAAAAGAAGATGATTATTATATCGCCAGATCATTAGCTTTTCAACTGAAAGGGTGTTCAAGTATTCCAAGTGTAGATGATGTTTTAAAAAAGGTTGCCGCCGGTAAAGCCGATAAATTAAATTACTTAGGCAAGGTAATGTATAATTTTATCGAAACTCTTTCTAAAGATATGGACCTTGAAGTGAAATCTTTAAGAAACAGAGATAAACTTTCAGCCTTATTAGTCGATGTTAAAAAGAATTTATCAGAAGATCGCTATTGGTTAAATACCGTTCGACTGGCGAAAATTTTGACAAATGATTTTTTTGAAGGTGCGGAGTTTGATGGTGAAAATTATATTTACACTGAAGGTCCGTTAACATTGGTCATTAAATCAAGAAAAGAAAAAATCTTTTTCTAATCTAATATGAAATAAAAAGCTCCTTAATTGGAGCTTTTTATTTTTTTGTAAAAATATGTTGCTTTTAATAAATATTGTTCGTATATTATAATAACAAAATAAATAAGTTGAAAGGTTTAAATGAATATCAAAGTGATCGGCTCAGGTGGAGCTTTTTCTTCAGTCTTCGGTAATACCCAATTAGGGTTGATAATTGATGAAAAAGATCCGATGAAAAACGTTTTGTTTGATTGTGGTATAACTACAATTTTTAACTTTAGTAAACAGAAACTTGATCTTAAAACGTTTGGGAATATTTATATCACTCACGCTCACGATGATCATTTGGGTGGTTTAGGGACTCTCGCATTAATGCATTATTTTATGTTTAACAGAGTTTTAGGGTGTAAACCAAAATTGATCGCAAAAGCTCCTTTGATGAAAGACATTTCACATTTCACACTTCATGGTTGTAAAACACTCGCTGCGCACCAATTACCAGAAGGAAAAAAAGAAGCAACAATAGATGACTATTTCGAAAGAGTCGTTATTGGAGACAATAGTTGTTTTGCACTTGATGATTATGAACTTATTCCTTTACAAACAACTCATGTAAGTAACGGTTATGATCTTCTTTACTCTTACGGCCTTGTTGTGAGAAATGTTAAAACAAATAAGAAAATATTGATTACTGGAGATACTCAATTTTGCCCAAGTAGCTTAATATCTTTCTACGAAGAATGTGATATTATTATTCACGATTGCGAAACAAGTTATGATGGTTGGAATGAAAATGGTCAGTTAATAAATAAAAACGGTTTTAAAAGTTTAGTTCACTCTAACTATACAGACCTTTTGACTTTGCCAAAAAAAATAAGATCTAAAATGTATTTAATACACTACAGTGATTTCATTAACGAAAAACACCACAAAACAGCTTTAGAACACGGATTTGCCGGCTTTCTGTTTCCTGGTGATGAATTAAATTTTTAAACAGAAAAGTGGAGGAAAAGTGGCTAAAGATAAAATTACAAAAAAAGTTTTCAAAAGGCAAGACCTTTACAACATCTTAAATACCAACGAAAATCTTATCAGACTCAATACGTGTAAAAAACTTATGATTAAAGATAAAGATATTTTTACACACATTATTATGGCTCGCACACTCGATGTAGAAAAAGGCGTTTTACTTGTTTGTAATACAGAATATCGTTCTAACGATGAAATTAAAAACAAAGCTATAGTAATGAAGTTCATTGTTGATGATGAGGCTAAAAGTGTCAAGATGAGTTACGGTAACTTTTTAAATGAAGAATTTGAGTGTTTTGAAAACAAAAAAAGGATACCTGTTTTTGGCGTATGCCAAGAAGAGGACTTTGCCATAATGGGTTTAGTCCTCAGAGAGTTACACCGAAGGAAAATCTTTGAAGGTTTGGTGGAAGTTAGTTAATCATCACCCGGTTTCTCGGGAGAAGGTTTCTCAGCAAATTTTTGAGAAACCTTCCCCGTAAAAGCTGCTGTGATATAAAAATAAATAATAGGGTGTAACATATCGGTGTTTTTGTAAGCGGCCCAAACCGCTAGTGCAAAAGAGAATAGTAAGGATAGAAAACTCAACAATCTCATAGCCGAGTTATTACCACCACTGTCTGTTAAGAAACCAACTTTTTTCATAATAGAGCCCTTTTTAATTTATTTATAAAAATGTGTTGCCATTATAAAAAAAAGATATTATATTAAAATAAAAAGGAGAAAAAAATGATAACCTTGAAAGAACAAGATGAAATAATGTTTAACAGCTTTTCAAAGAACGCTATTATGCAAACAGCAATTAGAGAACAAGGTATAGATCACGCAAGATATAATTTTGTTAAAAACGGCCTTCCACCAGATTCTATGTGTTACGACTGTAAAGCTCTATCAAATGGAGATATAAATCGAACATATTTCGAAACAGCGGGTTGTCCTTTTTGTGGAAGTTTAAATTTTTCTTCGTTCACCATGGCTCGAGCTCAAGTTCAAATCCAAGCTGAACCTAATGAAGAAGTGGAAGTTGAGGAGTAAATGACAGAAGATTTCGATCTTGATTTTTTAAATATTGATTTTAAAAAAACTGAAATCAACTCTGAAAAATTAAAGGAAGTTAAACAGGTAAACGAAGTCAATGTTAGTAAGTTAAAAGCAATGCCTGAAAATTTAGGTGATGCTATTTACGATTATAATGAAAGTGAAAATATTCCTTGCGAGGTGAGTGTACCGGTTAAACCACAAGTGCTAGTTCCGGAGTTTAATTTCGAAGCTGATCAACTACAACAAGAATATACTTTTTTAAGAACAGAAATCCTTAAACTTATTGACAAGTCCAACTTAATTCTCGATAAGATTATAGAATATTCTGATGAAGAGGGTATGTTAAAAGGAGGTATGGTTTTAGCTTTTGGTACATTACACTCTGCAATTAGTAACGACATCAAACTTCTCTCCCAATTACCACAAAGATATCAACAAATTAAAAAAGTAGCCATAGGGGACACTTCAAAACAGATAGTTCCTATAAACAACGGAATTGTTAATAACAATACTATTTATGTAGCCGGTAGTTCTCAAAATATCCTCGATAATTTAGATGAACTTATCAATAGAACTGAAGGAGGGTTAAATTGAAAAAAGAAAGTGCCGTAGCGCTCAAAGCGAATGGTTTATTTGAAAATGGTATAACCATAGATTGTAAAGAAATACGGGAGATGGTTTGCCGTATAAGTTTTGTTGAAAATGAAGAGTGGCTGGAAAGAGAACTAGAAGTTCACAAGGAAAAACTAAAGAAAAATACTGCAGAACAACTTTATCAAGAAACACTCGCGTTAGAGTGTAGTAAATTATCTATTATAGACGGGGTGTTTTTATTACGAAAACACGGCTTTAAAGATATTTACACTCTTAAAAAATCTATTCAGGATTTAAAAATTTTACACAATCTCCACAATGATTGTTTCAATAAGTTGAAAAAACTCGAGGTTTTATGTTTAGACAATGTTAAAAAATTACTTGTTTTAAATAGAGCCTTAAGAGAAGTTGCGTGTAAAAATACCCACATCCACTTTGCGGTAGAATGTATAAACGGCCAGTGGTTATCGTTTTTTCAAATCAGGAATGGTTCAAAAATCAACTATAAAAACTTCTATTACATTTCCGAAGAGGATAAATGTGAAGACCTTGAAATAGCTTTTGTTAAATTCCTAAAGTTTTTTTCTGGGAATTTGATAGCCGCTACAAGAGCTGAGGTTGTATAAATGAAAATAGTTTTTGACATTGATAATGTGATTTTGGACTGGAATCTTAAATTTGAAAAATATTTGAAAGTTTTTCACAATGTTGAAAAAAAAGAATTCAGAACCTATGATGAAGTGGCTCCTTATCTAATAGACTTTCACAAAAATATTGATCAAGAATATAATTTTCTACCAGGTATGAAAAATTTAGTGGTAGAATTAGTTAATGAGCACGACATAGTTTTTTTTACAAACTTACCGTCATTCTTAATAAACAAAAGACTTGAAAATTTAAAAGATTTTTGTGATTTAGGTTTAAAATTCCACTTTTTTGAAGACCACGGAAGTCGTATTCAAGCGGTGTTAGATAGTGGTGCTGATATCTATATAGATGATAGGCCAGGTACACTTCTTGCTATATCTGAATTTAAGGGGAAAATATTCGCTCCTGTTTATTCATATAATGCTTCAACAATTGAAACTTTAAAAAATGTTACTGGGTATAATGATTGTTTAGAACTTGACCAATTAATTAGGAGGTACAATGAATCGTTCAAACTTAATGTGCTACAAAACTAATGACAACAAACAAGAGTTTTGCGAATTTTACGATCGGGTGCACAACCACTGTCAGTTTTGTAGTAAAGATGATTTGAGTTCAAACTCTAAACTTAAAACGTGCACACAAAATTTTTACAGAAAATACTTTTTAGCGTATCATGAAGACTTCGCGTTAAAAAGTGGTTCCGTAGAAGGTGTTCCTATTTTTTACAAATACGATAATGAATATGAGATCGTAGGGCAGTTAACAGAAGTTCAAACTACAAAAACCGAAATAGCTTTCACATGTTGCTTGAAATTAAAACAAGGCTTGGAAATAAAAACTGTTGAAAAAGTAATGTCGATCGGGCGTTTGAGACCTATTATTGGATATAAGTCTGATAACCCTAGTGAATATAGAATTTTATCCTGCTATTTAAACTAACGGAGGATGGGTGAATTTTTATATTAGTGATACCCATTTCGGGCATAAAAAAATAATTTCTCTTTGCAATAGGCCTTTTAATTCTGTTGAAGAGATGGATAGCGCTATTATCAAAAAGTGGAATAGAAGAGTTTCTAAAAATGATACTGTTTATTTCTTAGGAGATTTTTCTTTTTATGATCACGAAAAGACTTTAGAAATAATACAAGCGTTAAATGGTAAAAAAGTTTTTATTAAAGGCAACCACGATAAAGCTATTGAAGAAAACGAGATAGTTTTAACTATCAGAAATTATTTAGAAATAATTGATGGTGATAGAAAAGTTGTTCTTTTCCACTATCCAATCTACGAGTGGGCTGGATATTATAAAAGCGCTATTCATTTATATGGTCATATCCATAACAATAGAGTGCTTGCAATAAAAAATGCTTATAATGTTTGCGCCGAAGTTCAAAACTATGAACCGAAAACATTAGATGAAATTTTAAGTAAGGATTCAAAATGAGCAAGTTTCAAGAAGTAGAAAAAAAGTTTTTAGTTAAAAAAGATCTTTTACCTGATTTATCAAAACGCAAACCGACTATTATGGACCAGTTTTACATTCCAATAGAGCTCTTTGAAGTGAATAAGGAAAAAAGTTTTTTGTGTTGTAATAGCATGTTAATTATAGATTTAATGTCGGATGAATTAAAAGCTCTTTTAAAAGCGTTTAATTCGCTTACAGAAGCTAGGGTGAGGGTTACTGTTGATGGAGCGAAATTAACGCTTAAATCAAAGGCTAAACGCGGCGTACGTAAAGAGTTTGAGTGGAAAGTTACTGAAGCTAAACACTTAACACGTTTATTGATCAACGCTACTAAACATTTAAAAAAAGAACGTCATGTTATTTGTACAAGTAATGGTAATGTATTTGAAGTAGATAAGTTTGATAACCACTCTTTTATCTTAGCCGAATTAGAGGTTGATTCAAAAAAAGAACTAGAGAATCTTTGTTTACCAGAGTGGATTGGCGAAGATGTGACAGATAATGAAAATTATTACAATGAAAAATTAGCAAAACTTTTATAGAGGTATTAAAATGTTTCAAGTACAGCCGAAACAGATACAAATAGCTTTCCCTAGCAAAAAAAACATTAAAAATGAAAGATATTTTCAAATCTGTGACGTCGATAAAAAAGGAAGAGGTTCTTACAAGTATTTCGCCGTGAGGAGTAATGCTTCTGATAAAGAAATATTTGAAACAGCTTGTGGATATTTCACAAGTGCTATGTATCGTAAGCAAGGCGAATATAATTGTAAGTTTGTTGAAGATAAACCTATGTGGAGAAAAGAATTAAGTGTAATTGAACAGGAAAGAAAATCCGGATACATGAATGTTCTAGAAAACGGTTTGAGATTCACAATTAAAAGAAATGAAGTCGTAGAAGGCGCTTACGAACCAGATCACTATGTGTTCGGCGCTTTAATTAAATAAAAAGGGGTTTAAAATGACAGTATTAAAATGTCCGAATTGTGGTGGGAGTAATATTCTTGTTGAGAAAAGAATAAATGGTAACACCCTTTGTAATGATTGTAGGTTTACAGTGCCTAGTAGCCAAGCTAGTGTATTTCTTTTCAAAGATGATAATATTAGTGAAAGCAAAGATATTAATAAATTATTAGTAGAGGGTTAAACGTTGTTTCTGTTAGGTGATACTCACGGTCGTTATGAAAAAGTCCAATCTGCTTGTCAAACTGTAAGAAAAGAAAAACTTATTATTTTAGGAGATTTCGGCTTTGTGTTTCATAAACTGGTTGATGGTGATAATCTCGAAAGGCTTTCTAAACTTCCGTCAACGATACTTTTTTTAGATGGTAACCACGAGAACTTCCCTGCACTAGAAGAGTTTCCTAAGATTAAAAAATTTGGCGGAACTGTATCTAAATTAGCTAAAAATGTATTTTGGTTAAGGAGAGGTCAAGTTTATTGCATTGATGGGTATAAGGTGTTAACAATAGGAGGAGCTTTTTCAATAGATAAAGGAAGACGAGCTCCTGGAGTATCTTGGTGGGGTGAAGAAAATCTCTCGTGTGAAGAGATAGAGTATACACTTAAAAATATTGACGCCAATAAAGTGGTTGATTTTGTACTTACTCACACCTGCCCAACAAGTATAATAAATAAAATGAACCTGAGCTTTTCTAGTAAGTTAAAAGATTCTAATGCGGAATTTTTCGAAAGTATTTTAACTGATGGGAAGTTATCGTTTTGCCACTGGTATTTTGGCCATTTTCACGAAGATCTAAAAATAGACGATAAGTTTACTTGTGTAAACAAAGAGTTAATTGAAATAAAACCTAAATCTAAGTTGTGAGGAAGTTTATGCCTACAAACTATATTAAATCGTTAAGTAAAAAACATAATATCTCTGTTACTGAACTAGATAAATGTTGGGAAGAAGCGAAAAAAGATCTTGGAGACGAGTATAAAGATAATGAAGAAATGAAATATGGTACAATCGTAAAGATCTTCAAAAATATTATCAATAAAAAATACGGCTTAAAAGAATCTCTTACGGTGAGAGATCTTTTATTCATCAAATCAAAAAAAACAACTAATTAAAGGAGAAACTATGAGCTTGAAACTTTCTTTCAAGAATCCAAATTATTGCGCAACCGTTGTGGAGTTAAAAGATTTTAAAAATCTTGAAGGTTGCGAAAATGTAAAAGCCGCTATCATAATGAACAATCAAGTTATTGTGTCTAACGAAGCGTGCGTTGGCCAGTTAGGGCTTTTCTTTCCGGTAGAATGTGAATTAAGTCACGATTTACTAAAAGCAAACAATTTGTACCGCGACGGAAATTTAAACAGTAATACTGAGAAAAAAGGTTATTTTTCAGAGAACAGACGTGTAAGATGTGTTAAACTTAGAGGGCACAATTCAGAAGGGCTTTTTCTACCAATCACTTGTCTAGAATATCTTTTGGGAAATAAATTTCAAGAGTTGAGTGTTGGTTCTGAGTTTGATTCAATAAACGGAACAACTGTTTGTTGTAAATATGTAGTACCTGACACTCTTAAACACGGAAGTGGTGACGAAGGCGCTTCTAAAGAAAAAGCTGTTTCTCGTTTAGTTGAAGGTCAAGTAGCTTTACACTTCGATACCACTAATTTGAAAAAGAACGTTAAATCTATCAACCCAACAGATATTATATCTATCAGTAACAAAGTGCACGGCACTTCGTGGGTTGTCGGAAACTTACTGGTACAGAAGAAGTTAAAATGGTATGAAAAATTGCTTATTAAGTTTGGTGTAAGTGTTGTTGATAAAGAATACGATATTGTTTACGCTAGTCGTAGTGTAATTCGGAATATGCATTTTCCTAAAAAATATACTGAAGATCCTAACTATGTACCTAAATTCAATTTGTGGAAAGACATTGCTAAAAAACTAGAAAGTGTTATCCCGAAAGGTTTTACACTTTATGGAGAAGCTATTGGTTGGGAACCTACCGGAAAACCAATTCAAAAGAGATACGCTTATGGCTTTCCATTAAACACTTACGGTATCGAAATCTATCGTATTACTTACACTAATATAGATGGGGTGGTTGCCGAACTTGGTTGGGAACAAATGAAAGAGTTTTGTGAAAAAAACGCTCTGACAATGGTTAAAGAAATTTACTACGGCAAAGCGATTGATTATGTAAATGATCCAACTTGCACAGAAGAAAATTTCCACGAAAAATTTCTTGCAAAGTTAACTACAGATATTGATAATAAAATGTGTCCGCGCAATGATTTGAAAGTACCTTTAGAAGGTTGGGTCGTTAGAAAAGATGGTTTAAAACGGTGTAATAGTTTTAAGTTCAAGAATATTTTATTCGTTGAAGGTGAGACAAAAGCGTTGGATAAAGGCGACACCAGTTTAGAAGATTTAAATTGAATGAGGGTTTTACAGAAGTAAATTGTGAGATTTGCGGCAAATCGTGTGTTAACTTACTAGGCCTTTTTGTACACCTTCGAGCAAAACATAAAGATATGTTACCTCAAAAATATTACGATTGCTTTTTGCTGAAAAAGCCCGAAGATCTTTTTTGTTACATGTGTGGGAAGCCCGCTAAATTCAATTGTGTTTCAAAAGGGTATTATAAAACATGCGGAAGTAGAGAATGTATTAAAAAGTTATTTAAGCAGACGTGTTTAGAAAATCATGGCGTTGAAAACCCGTCTCAATCTAAAGAAGTTAAACTACAAAAAACCAAAACATGTTTAGAGAACTATGGTGTTGAACACCCTTTACAATCTGAAGAAATAAAAGTAAAGTTTAAGAAAACATGTTTAGAAAAATATGGTGTTGAAAATCCATACCAATCTGAAAAAGCAAAAGAAAAAAGCAAAGAAACGTGTTTGGAAAACTACGGTGTAGAAAACCCATCTCAATCAAAAAAAGTTAGAGTGAAATACAAACAAACTTGTTTAGAGAAGCTCGGTGTTGAAAACCCACTTCAATCAGAAAAGGTAAAAGAGAAGGGTAGGCAAACCTGTTTAGAAAGATTTGGGGTTGAATACGCTTCGCAATCTGAAGAAGTGAAAATAAAAGTTAGAAAAACCTGTTTAAAAAAATACGGTGTTGAACACGCGTCTCAATCTGAAGAAATTCACTGTAAACAAACATATGGGTGGAAAAATTACACTCTACCTTCCGGCAACGTTGTAAAAGTTCAAGGGTATGAAAACTTCGTCCTAGATGAGTTGTTTAAAACCTACACAGAGAATGACATTATAATAGATCGAAAAAATGTTCCTAAGATTTGGTATAATACGATTGACGATAAGAAACACCGTTATTTTCCAGACATTTTTATACCTAAAGAGAATTTAATTATCGAAGTAAAATCAACGTGGACTTACGAAAGAGATTTTGCAAAAAATTTATTAAAACAAGCGGCTTGTTTAGAAGCAGGTTTTAAATTTGAATTTTGGATTTATAAAAAATAAATTATCTGGGAAGTGATTTAAAAAAAAGATGTGAAAAAAAGGAGATTTAAATGGCTGAACGTGAACGCCACACAAGAACTTGTGCTTTCTGCGGAAAAGAGGTAGTTTACATTATTGAAGATTGCAATTGGTATGGTAGAAATGATTATATGCCAACAAAATCTAATGATGATTGTGGTTGCGAACTTGAACTTGCAATGAAAGAGTTAAAACGTATGTGTAGAAATTGTGATCACTATAAAGGTTATTGCACTTCAAAAAAGCACATAGAAGATTCTGTTAAAAAACTAAATAGTTTAAATTTAAATCTAAATTTAGCAGATGCCTGTGATAAAATAACTATAAAAGACGCAACAAAAAATTGTTCTTATTGGAAAATAGGGATGAACATTTTTGAAAAATAAAATATTAAAAAAGCCCTTAGTTTAAGGGCTTTTTAATTTTATAAACTTATATCTTGACAGAAATCACTTGCTTTACCTACGTTTAGAAAAGATATTCCGCAATCTTCAATTAAACTGGCGTAAGAATAATCACCTCTACCTCCGAAACCATATATTTCAATAAATGGCGCGTTGAAAATAGGTGCGTCTGCTTTAATGTCTAAAACATATTCTTCCACATCCTCATCATATACCATAGGGAAGATATCTTTCAAATCGCGGACATTTTTTGTACAGCCGATAATATTTTTTAACTCTGCATCTATATAGTTAAAGAGTGCAGAACGATTTTTTTTACCACGAAAGATAACTTCATTAACTATACCAATTACGTTTCCTTCGTAAATTACACAATCACCTTTCTCGATGTC